AAAGAAGCTAACGATAATCTTAAAGCTAGTGCTAAAGCAAAGTTAATTGCAGGAGAAGCATTAACTGAAGAAGAAGCAAATACAATCGTTTTATAATAATTAAATGGCTAGGAAGAAAGTTCTAACACCTAAAGAGTTTAGCGAAGTCGCTACTGGGGTTAGGCTTTCAAGCCATGAGAAACTTTGTGCTGAACGAATGAATAACATTCTAAAAAGCATAGAAGAAATGAAAAAAGAAATTAAGTCGTTAAGACAAGATGTTTCTATGGGTAAGGGTGGACTTAAAGTTATCCTAACTATAGGAACAATAATTGTTGGAATACTAGGTTATTTCAACTTTAAATAATTACAAATACATCATTAAATGAAATTTATACTAGCGTTTAGTATTTGTTCTGCAATTACTGGATTTTGTAACAACACTGCAACTGTACAAACGGAATACAACAGTTGGTCAGAGTGTGTAAATGGCGGTGCTGCATTAATAACTAATTTTACAAAATCATTTGAAGAACAAGCAAACGAAAAAAAACTATACGTTACATATTTTTGTAACGAAGTAAAAAACGAAAAAATTTAAAGAGGAGACAACATGATAATATATGGTTACACGCCAAAGATGTGGTTCAACAGATTTAAAACATCAATTAAAAATATGGATAAAAGGGTTATAGCATTTTGGATAACATGGTCGCTATTTCTATGGTCAATCTAAATGTGGTTTAGTGCAATCAAATTAGCAATCAACGCAGGCCAACACGTTTACAAGAAGAAAAAAGAAACACAAATGATGATGGCTAATGCACAAGCTAAACATGCAGAAAAGATGGCCTCTGGAGAATTAGAATACTCTGGCAAACTTTTAGAAGCTAGACAATCAGATTATAAAGACGAGGCAATTTTAATAATTCTTACACTGCCAATTTTGGTGTTGGCATATGGAGTCTTTAGTAACGATGCAAATGCTTCTGCAAAAATTCAAGAGTTTTTTGAACAATTCCAACAGCTTCCGTCCTGGTTTACAAATCTTTGGATTTTAGTCGTGGCGAGTGTTTATGGAATTAAGGGAACACAAATATTCAAAGGTAAAAAATGATAGATAAACTCATCTACTCATTCTTCGGAAGTATCGACAGAATATTCGAAAAATTAAATAAGATTGTAGATGACGTTTACACTTTTGATTTTCCTAATTGTAAAAATAAAAAACATGAGAGACATAAAAAAATTAACAGAGTTCACAAAAAATAAAGAACATAAAGATAAAGAAATGAACTTGTTTAAAAATCTTAAAAAAGAAGTTTCAGTTAACGCAAACGGAACTAGAGAATACGTTATTAAAAAAGGTATTAACAAAGGAAAGATTGCAAAATGAAAATTAGTGAAAATACATCAGTGAGTATGCCAATTCGTAATATGGCTATGATAATTTTTGGTGTAGTAGCAGGTGTAATTGCATACACTGAACTTACAGGTAGACTAACATCATTAGAAACTTCTAGAGAATTATTTGAAAACGATTTGCTTAAAAAATCTGAGCAAGTGCCTACAGACCAAGAACAACATTTTTTAATTGAGGATTTATATAAATCTGTAGAAAAAATGGAAGAGACTCAAGAAATGAACATGACAAACAAAGTCAATATAGAATTTTTAAGAGAGCAGCTAGACAAAGCGTTATCTGATATCGAAGTGTTAAAAGATAAAGTAAGACAAAACGGAGGTCATTAATGGAGTTAATTATAGCTTTACTTATGATTGTTAACGGAGAAATTAAAGAACATAGAATACAAGTGTCTATGTCTGACTGTTTAAAAGGTAAACGAATTGCAATGAGAACAAATAAAAATAATAACATTGTTTACCAATGTATAAAGTCGATGGCTGAGTTAGAGTCAAACATCGATGGTAGTAAATCAATTAAGAAATTAATATTAGAATAATGAAAACAGATAATAAAGAAAGAGTAAACTCTTTTGAAGCTAAAACAAAAGCGTTACCACAATTACTAGTAGATAAAGCATATGAAATGCTAACTAGTGGTGACAAGTTAACAGCCAGTGAATTAAAGGTTTGTTTAGACGCTTGTAAGACTTATGGCGTTGAGATTGAATCTAAACCTACAAACTCAATAACAGAAGATTTACCATTTAATGAAGAATAAAAAAATTAAAGATGTAGAACCTAGTGTTAAAAATTTTAAGAATTTTTTATACTTGGCTTGGAAACATTTATCATTACCAGAGCCTACAGAAATACAATACGACATAGCTGATTTCTTACAAGAACCAAATAAAAGAATAGTTATAGAAGCGTTTAGAGGAGTAGGTAAATCATGGATTACTTCAGCATTTGTATGTCATCAATTATTGCTAAATCCTCAAAGAAACATTCTAGTAGTATCAGCAAGTAAAAACAGAGCAGATGACTTTAGTACATTTACACAAAGATTAATTTCTGAAATGCCTTTGCTAAAACATCTAACTCCTAGGGATGACCAACGTCACTCTAAGATTAGCTTTGATGTAGCACCCGCACGAGCTTCGCACGCTCCCTCAGTTAAATCTTTAGGTGTAACATCGCAGCTTACTGGTAGTAGAGCAGATTTGATTATTGCAGATGACGTAGAGTCAGCTAATAACTCACAGACTCAGTTAATGAGAGACAGACTAGGTGAGACAGTTAAAGAATTTGATGCAATTATTAAACCTGATGTAGGACGTATAGTCTTTCTAGGTACACCGCAAACTGAAATGAGTTTATATAACTCAATGGGTGAACGTGGTTACAAGACAAGAATCTGGACAGCGTTATATCCTACTAATGTACAGAAAATAAACTTAGGTGAAAAGTTAGCACCTATAGTTTTAGAGAAATTAAACAAAGATAAAAAATTAGAAGGTAAACCTACAGACCCTAAGAGATTTGATGAAATAGACTTAATGGAACGTGAAGCGTCTTATGGACGTTCTGGGTTTCAGTTACAGTTTATGTTAGATACAACTCTAAGTGATTTAGAAAAGTATCCATTAAAATTAAATGACTTAATTGTAGTATCTGGGTTATCTTCATGGAAAGAGGCTCCCGCAAAGATACAATGGGCCTCTAGTACAGACCAAATTAAGAGTATAGATAGTGAATTACCTAATGTTGGCCTAAAAGGTGACTATTGGGTAGGCCCTATGTATACAAGCCCCGAACATGCTAAGTTTGAAGGCTCAGTAATGTCCATAGACCCCTCTGGAAGAGGTGCGGACCGGACAGGTTACTCAGTGGTCAAAATGTTACATGGAGTGCTATACCTGACTCACTGTGGGGCATTAAAGGGTGGTTATAGCGATGAGACACTAGAAAGATTGAGTCAAATAGCTAAAGAACAAGATGTTAACTATGTGGTTATTGAGAGTAACTTTGGTGATGGTATGGCTACAGCCTTACTAAAACCTATAATGTCTAGAATACATCCTTGCACAATAGAAGAAGTAAGACATTCTAAACAAAAGGAGCTGCGTATTATAGATACGTTAGAACCAGTTATGAACCAACACAGATTAGTTGTATCTCAAGAGATTATTAAGGAAGACTTTAAGTTAGACCCAGACCATCAACTATTTAAACAGATGACTAGGATAACTAAAGACAAAGGTGCTATTAAACACGATGATGCTATAGACGCATTGTCTATTGCTGTAGCATATTGGACAGAACGTATGGATAGAGACCAGGAATTGTCATTTAATGAACATAAAAACGACTTATTAAAGGTTGAATTAGATAAGTTCATGGAAAGTGCAGTTGGTCAAAAACCTAGGTCTACCAGGTGGATTTGATAAGGCCCCTTATTAGAACCAGTGGGGTAAGATGTCCCTATAAGTATACTGACATCGCACATACCACATATTACATACTAAAGGAGACTATATGTTAATTGAAGTGTTACTATTGGGTTATATACCCCTATATTTTGCCAAAAAAATGCGAAAGGGTATCATTATAATAAAGTCGGGCGTTTTCCCCCCAGGCGTGTAATCTGCGGGACGTTCTTGGTTTGTTCTACTTGTTTTTTCTAGGTTTCAATCGGTTATATTAACCGTTGGTTTACTTTGTTCTCTCTTTTTTGTTTTTTTTTGGCTTTGTCTTTTCGGTGGGGTCTATTTTTTTTCTTAACTCATAGAACCTAGGGCCAACACTCAAGGCCAACATCAAGCCAACATCATGACCTTAACTAAGGGCCACACCTCAAGGCCAACATCAAGCCAACATCAAGAGACAATCAAAAGACAATCAAGCCAACATCATGACAATATTTTAAAACTTTAAGATTTATTAAATTATTCTATTTACTTAGAAATTCATTTTTTTGGGCCTAGGGTCTATATCATAAAAGTTATTGAAGGGCTTTCTAATGGCTTCTATGGG